ATCTACTGACCAGTAATCAAACGCATAACCACCAGGTATAGTAGCATAAATATTTACGGGATCACCGAAATTACCATATATAGATTCCCCGGTAGGAAAGTTACCATGATAACCGTTACTAACAGTTAGCGTATAACCGTAACGTGTTAAACTTTCAACAGGGCAAGTACCAATTGTATCAGGGGCACCGCCACCGCCACCTACGTAAGTATGTCCTTGGTAGTTATTATCATAAGTTAGACTATATACAACTGTACAACTTTGAGTAGTTTCTGTTATTGGATTAGCTGAGCAATTTGTATAGATGAAGTCTGTAGACCCGCAATTACAATTTAATAGCCAATTTGCGCTTGTAATACATGCCATGTTATTGAGCTCCTTCTAGTTGAGTTTGCAAGGCTGTATAAAACATTTCGTTTCTTGCTCTAATTAACGGTTTATTGTGAGCTAACGCTGCTTCTCTATTAAACTCACCGCTAATTAAATTAGAAACCACATAGTTATCATTACTAACGCTCTCTATAATAATAGCTTCATTTTCAGATGAATATGCAGTTACTGTTCTCGCAACAGGGTTATCAACAAAACGTTTGAGCTGTGATATAGTAAATGCCATTTTATTCTACTATTATATTATCAAGAATAGTCTTGTTATATAGATATGGAAATTTAAAATATGGCAATTGTAAGTCTGTTGATTGAATACGGATATCTACATCTGGGTAATTTGGATTAAAGACTAATAGGTTAAGACCGTTATCTGTAACAGTGGTGCCATCATCTAACACTCTTCTCATACTAAACGAGCTCACACCATCGACGCTTAAAATTTGAGTTATTAAATCATTTAAAGTAATTAACTGACCTAATGTGCAATTTTCTGGTGCAAAGTAATTTTGGAATATGGCATTAACATTGCTCTTTATTTTATTGACGTCTACTCTTAGATCGGTTGTTTTCTTTATAACTAAGAAAGTGTTTAATGCGATATCTTTCGAAAGAGTCTCACCATCAACTGCAAACCCTAAAGTAAATGCAGTATAGATTGGATCGTGTGGCACAATCTCCATGTTCAATGCTTTTAAATTAGCCATTGAAGTTAATATTGTATTTTTTTGTGAGTTTTGTAAAAAGTATTGAGTATTATCAGCACTAACAGTCTTGATTTTCGGTACCATGAATAGATGAACGTTGTTATCTTGACCAGAATGAGCAAAATTAACTTCATTAAACATGAATCTTGCATCTTGATTTGGCCTTGTTAAACCTAAATCGTAAAAATACTTGATAAAGTTTTCAATATATGATCTGTTACTAACTACATTTGAGTTTAAAACGATATTTGAATAATTTCTATCAATAAAGGTTTTAAAATCTATATCAGTTATTAATCTATTTTGACTAAAGAAAGTCTTTGGTGCATTTAATCTAATTTGGTCAACTGTTTCACCTTGATTTGGGGATGATGATGCAATTGGGTTTGTAAAGTTTAAATATGAAGATTGTGTTACTGTAAGATAGTTTAAAGACTGATTTAATATATCTGCTTTAATTAAATTATACTGAGGGGTTGAATAAAAGTTAATTGGATTTGAATTTAACTGATTGGCAGAAATTACACCGGCTTGACCATCACTTTGCAATATAAAAATATAAACGGTATCATTGACATTCAATCTTTTGCTAAAAACGTTATTACCAAATTTTAATTCATAATAACCATTTTCATTATATCTAGATTCAAATCTAGCTGAATCACTATTCTCTAAAAATATAGAGTTGGTAACAAAATATTGAGTGAATTTACCTGTATTGGCATCTTTAACATAAACATTGATACTACTTTGATCAATGTTTATAGGGGTGTTGTTAATATTATTTTTTAACAATACAGTAAAGGTTTCAAAATTTTCACCTGTTGCAATTTGTGCAGGATATTCAACAACCTTACCTTGGTAAAGTAAGCTTTCATCATATAATGATGGTAAACTTTCTGTATCAACTGTTGTTTTACTAAAAGTTATATCATTTAAGAAAGTATAATATATACCATTTACAGTAAAATAAGAATATCTTGGAATAGTATATAAGTTTGGAGCTAAACTTGCATTAGCTGTTGCTTCAAATGAAAGTAAAGAGGTTTTATAACCGGTCGGTGAATAGTTAATTAACTTCACCATACGGTTCATATTTTCATATAACGTTGCTTGATCAAATAGTGATTCACTACTTGTTGTGTTCAAGTAGAAAAGTAAATAGTGGTAAGAAAGAGCTACTACATCAATTACAGCGTTTAAATTACTACCTTCAAAGTTTTGATCAGTGAAGACACCGCCTTGGTTTAATCTATCTTTGATTAATTGCTTCAGTGTTAACGCGTCGAATGTAGCGTAACTATTTTTTGGTAAAGTATAATCTGTAAAATTTTGTGCCATATTAGTTGTTATATATAAACCCTGTTTTATCTAGAATACCAACAACTTCTACCTGTTGAGCTTTGAATCTCGGTACAGATATATTTAAAGTTATTATATATTGTTGTTGTTCTATGTCTGCAGTTACGTTTATATTATTAATATTTACTCTAGGCTCGAACTTTTGAATGCCAGTAAAAATAGCTGTACCAATAATATGTGCTCTATCTTCTGAAACTGGTAAAAAGAGTAAATCACCAAAACCGATACCAAAAATAGGGTTTAATGGCTTTTGCCCGGGTGAGGTACTTATAATATTAGCAATGCTGTTATAGACTGCACCTAAGTTATTATCTACTTGAACGTCGGTTACCTGTAAGTTCTTAGCTAATTGATCGTTATATGTTAATCCTAATGTTAAATCTAAATTAAGATCAGTATAAACGGCTGAATTGTTTCTATCAGTATTAACGTTTTGTAAGATGTTTAGATTAATTCTAGCCACATGAATATTTATAGGAGAAATAGAAAATTACTAAGCTAGAATAAATAATAATATGCGTAACAAGTTCTTAACACTGGTAGAAAACAATATTACAAGATACTCCAACGGAAGTATACTTGTTGGCGATATAGTTAAATTGGCTGACGGTTATAAGAGCTCAGAGCATTTTAAAGACTTGTCAAAAGATACGCAAAATGCTGTTGAAGAATTTTTTAAGGCTAACGACCTCAATAAAAGAGTAGTTAATATTAAGACTTACTACCCGACATCAGCTCCAAACAACGATGATAATAGAGGTACCTGTTTTACTGCTGAGGTCGCAGTAGAAATAGCACCAGGTCGTTACTATAAAGAAACAAAAATTGCAGTACCAAGTTTTATTTTAACTAGAGTTAATGTTGATGGTTCAAATTTAGCACCAATACCAAATAGTTTAAAGAAACAAGAAAGACGTAACTTAAAACCAGTTGCTCCTGAAGAAAACGAAGAAGCACCTAACAATCCGTACCTTCAAACAATGATGAGTCAAGATGGTAATAAGCTATCAAGAGGAGATAGAGCTCTTCTTAACAAGAATGTTACTATTCCATCAAGCCCAGCCAAGGGAATGAACTCACCTATGGTAGCTAAGCAGAAATTTACTGCTTTACCGACATCTATCAAGCTATAAGCTTAGATAGGTTTAAGAAACAAGCATACGCATTGATTTCTTTATCAAGGACTAGTGCGTCTCTATATAGATACTCAGCAATAACGATGATTGCTTCTCTTTTTTTATCATCTTTAACGTCTGACTCGTATAAGAAGTTAAGATACCCTTTCAATACACTACTATAGTCACTCTGAAAATCGCTTTCGTTCTCGATAAGGTACTTTCTAAGGTCAATAAGCTTGTTAGACTTGATGAACTCATGGATATCACTAGTGATCCCTTTGGTATTAATGTTATTCGTTACCTGTAACGTTCCAGTAACACAGTACTTTTGAAAGGTATTGATAGTTTTACGAATATCTGGGAAGTTATCCTTAATAACTTTAACTAAATTAGTCTTTTCAGTAGCTGGTATAGTGATATTTTCAGCTTTAAGAATGGTTAACACCCTACCTACCACGTCGCTAATGTTAGGATTGAGGTCAAAGTACTGGGTTCTACTTTGAATAGCTGGGATAATCTTATGCTTATAGTTTGCAGTAAGAATAAACCGGGTATAAGCACTATACTCCTCCATAGTATTACGTAAAGCTCGTTGACCATCAATAGTTATCCCATCTGCTTCATCCAATATAACAATTTTTATGTTACCATCAATACTCTTAACTTGAGAGAAGCCACTTACCTTACTTCTAATAGTGTCAATACCGTTTTCGTCAGAAGCATTGATATACAGGTATTGACATTGTAGGATATCCTGCACAATAATCTTTGCAATAGTCGTTTTACCGATACCAGGAGTTCCAACAAATAGCAAATTAGGAACTTCACCTTTCAAACTACTAAAATAGTTCCTATTCTCTGGAGAGAGAACCATTTCACCCAGAGTTTTCGGTCGGTATTTTTCTACCCAAAGATTATTAAACATATTAGAATGATGCAGGTGTTCCGTTAACAGCTAATTCGTTAGGTAGAAGTTTAGCATCAGATGAACCGAAGCCTTTATCACCACGATTAGTCTTAGTTACCTCGTCAGACCAGTTAACATTAGCTTGAATAAGCGGATAGACAATAAGTTGAGCAATTTTATCACCAGCTTTAAACGTTTGATCTAAATCACTAAAGTTATAAAGCTTGATACCCATATCCCCCCGGTAAGGGTTATCAATAATACCGAAATGCGGAAAGATATGCTTTTTAAACCCTACTCCAGATCGCCCTTCAACTCGAATCCAATAGCCTGGAGTAATATAAGCAAGCTTTAACCCGACCGGTACCGTAGCCCAACCTTTAGCTGGAATAGTAATTTCTTCAACTGCACTAATATCTAGACCTGAATCACCGGTATAAGGATCATTATGGTTATACTTAGGAAGTATAGCCGAATCATGCGTCATAACAAATTTAATATCTACTGGAAACATATATCCTATGATAATATGTATAACCTTTAAATCAAGACCTCTTTGTATAAGTAATTTAAATGGCTGACGATAACAATATTAACGATGCGGTAAGTCAATTGGTAGATCAATTGCAGAATAATACTATGAATTCTAAGCATATTCAAGCTGGAGTTCCTCTCCAAGGGGAGGATTTAGAGAAGTTCTTGTTAGAGTACTCCGGTAAGCTTATTAAAGGTAGTGTTGATTTCGTTGAAGATTTGAAGACGTATGTTGCTTCATCACCTAATGCTGAAGATGTAAGTGCAATGGCAACCCTAGTTAGTTCATCGGCGGCTGCTATTGAAACATTAAACAAAATTTTAATAGCTAAACAGAATAACGAGAATAGAGTTCGTATTAAAAATATGGATATTGAAGCTAAGAAACAATTACAAGATGTTCAAATCCAAGGTAAGATGTTAATGAATAGAGAAGAACTATTAAAACAACTTATTGATGACGCAAAGATTGTTAATATTGAAACAGTAAAGACTATTTAACTATTACCCATCACTTGTATAGTGCTTAACTGCACTTTATCTAATTGATTTTTAAGTGCATCAACTCTTATTGACAATTTCTCCATATTAGTAATTTGATAAATGAAATCAATTGACTTTCTTTGAGAGTCTTGGTCTTTTGGGTTTAGTAGTTTATAGAACAATATAAACCCTGATAGGTTACCAAGAATAGTCTTTAATGTAGCTAAAACTGATAATTGGTAAAGTATTACTCTATCATAATGTAATATATCAGTTACTAAATTTTCTCCGTGAGATGTTTTTGCTGTAAGCTTATTAACTACACTGATTGAAATACCTAAAACTTTTTTAGTACTTTGTAAACCTTGAAGATTTCTCTTTAATAATGCGTCACTATACTTACTAAATGTACTTGAAACGATTAATTCGTTTTTAGATACCTTAAACATTAACGTGGGTGGTAAGTTAGAAGAATTAAAGTAATAAGCATTGTATATATCGTAGTAAGGGTTAGTATTACTATCTAACACCGATACACTATCCGTTATAATACCTACATCGTCAGAGAAATTTTTGAAGTATGTATTACCGTCTATAAGTTTATCGACAAGTGCTTTATATTCTTTTGATAAAGATTGGTACTTTTCAATAAAATATAACTGAAAGGTGTTATCTAATTTTTTAACCCCTGACTCTTCACCAATAGCATTAAAATCTGGTACAATAAAGTTACTTGAATTGAGAGCGTTAAATAGATTGCCTAAAGATTCTATAGGTTGTGAGGTTACTTTAGCTTTTTCAAATTCAATACACTCATTTATTTCTGCTAAATAGGTATCAAACGCATCTAATATATTAGTGCTATTTTTATAAAAGTTAATGCTTGTATTTTGCACTAACCCTACATAATCTGGTAGTAATGTTGATTGATAACTCATATAACGTTTTCGTTAATTTTTGGATCTGAAAAATGATATGTTTTTACTGCAAATATTTTATTTCTGTATATATTATCGTTATCAAAGTAATGATGAACTTCGATAATAAAGTATATACCTAAAAATTTATCATCAAATTTGTTATCAATATAGTCTTCAACTCTATCTATACTAATAAACTTACCAGCGTGTCTGTGCAATGCTCCTTCAGTAACCATTTCAACACCTAAGTTAAGTAGTAAAGCATCTTTTAACATCTTATTCTTACCGACTGCAAGTTTTATATAATCATTATCAACATTATAAACGGTAAATACGTTGTCGTAGTTAATATTTTGTTTTTTATAATTGTTTACTATAAAGTGTGGTGATGGGGAATTATTTTTACCCTTCATACGGTCTACATAGTTAGTTGTAAAACTCTGTTTAATATTTTCAATGTTACCTGAAGACGAATCTATCATGAAACTTTTATTACTAAAGTTATATGAATGAACTAAAGTAGTTTTAATCTTATCTTGAACTTCTACCCCGGGTGGGTTATAAAATTTAATATTAATAACACCTGAACTCTCACCAAAATCTATAGCACCTTTAGGCTTTCTTTTTTCTGTTTTAACGACATGGTTTGAATCCTCACCTCCACCAATACTAAAATTTTCTAAAAAGTACTCACCGGTTGATTGCGTTGATGGGTTGTATGCCTTATTAAAGTAACTTGAGCAACTTTCTAAAGTGTATTCACCAGTAAAATTATCCTTGTTTAAAAAAGAAAAATCTTTATTATCTAAGTTTGATACATGATAGTCTAAAATAGTCATTATATCATCATACGCAGAGAATTCTGCGGGTGAGGAATAAAATAGAGAACTTACACCATTTTCAAAATGAGGGGTTTGATTATTTTCAGTATATACTATTGAATCATCGTTAAGACCTTTTTTAAGCATGCTTTTTATTATCTTACCAGTCTCAACACTTCTTTCATCATCAGTTAAAGATGATACATCGGGGGTATTAATTAAACTTGAAGTGGTAAAAAATAATTTTTTCTCTCTTAGTATTGCTTCATCAGCATCTATCAAATCAAATTTTTTGCAAGGTATATTATCTTTATAAACTGTTTGCTCGTTAGATAGAAAGTAACTTAAACGATTGCCAGTTACTTTTAATACTTCTTCAGAAGGTTGCGAATAATTTACATTATCATTATATATGGGGTATAAAGTTATTAAAACTAAATCTCTATTATCACCTCTGACACTATACCCTTGCATTGGTACCATACTCGGGTTCAATTCTTTATCTATCGGATTAGTTTTATATCTTTCAATAGCTTCGTTTGTGTTATCTATAATAATATAACCTTTAGTAAATGGGTTAAAAACATTATCAATAATTTTCAACTCTTTAACTGCACCTTTAACGATATCTATAATATCACCATCTGGGTTAATTAAAGTAACTCTAAAATAATACTTCTTTTTGTCTATAATATAAACAAATTGTTGTAAATTTTTTGTTATGAACGGATTAAATGTAGCATTATTTCTCATTGTAACTGAGCGGCTATACCGTCTAATATAGTTTTAAGATATTGTTTTTTTATAATCTTTATTCTTTTACCAGCAATTGCATTATCGAAAGGATTTCTAATATCATTTACAATACATAGCAACCACCAAAGATAGGTTGTACCATATATCTGATAACTTAGTACGGTATAAGGTAAGTTATTTGGTAATATAACAGTGTCGAATATATTACTATTAATATCCTTAGGAATTTTTATATTCTTTATTATGTTATAAAAATAGAAGTCCTTATCCCCGGTTTGATAAACCTTAAAAATATTTTCATATCTATAAGATTCTAAACCTGGTAAATCGGCGATGTTATTTTGATAT